TAAAAATCAACAAGTTTATTTAAGTTATGGAGATTTTTATAATCCTGAACAACTATTAAACACGTATGTAAACCAGTTAGGAGTAGCTACAAAAACAACAAGCGTTAGTAATCCTGTATCGTATGAATATAGAATAAGTGAAGCATATGATACAAGAGAAATGGCAGCTTGTCAAACACCTAGTATATTAGTATATGCAAGAGAGTGGGCTTTTAGATATATATCACAATTATTTACTGATCCTGCTTTAACTTCTGCTTATGTACCGGGTACTACAGGTGATAAATATTTTTCATACAGCGGGGTTAATAATGATGATTTAAATGTTGTATGGGGTAATGAAAATGCAAATTCAGAAAATGGTGGTGCACCAAACCCTACCAGCTCATCATCATCAACATCAACATACAGTAGAACAGGTCAACCTTTTGTTAGAAAATGGACTGCTCAATTTAGCAATACGGGTAAAAAATTAATGCAAACAGCTCAACCTTGTATTGGTAATAGTTCCCTTAATACAGCAACTAATTTTAGATCACTAAGTGATGCACAAAGGTTACCATGTAGTACGCCGGCAGGTGGTGTTCAGTATGGTAAAATGAACATATATAATATGAGTAACTTAGGTAACAATGAATTTGTTGTTAATTTTTCTGAAACCACATCTAGTGGGCAAACTTTAATTAACTTTTTAACAGGTGTATCAGCAGTACAAAACGTATCTTATTCAGTTACAGGCTCTACAGATTCATTAGTAGTTTTTGATGGTGATAGTCCTTATGCTCAACTGTTAGATATTACTTTAAATTTAAGTACAACTACAGTATTGTGGCAAAGTTTTAATGGTTATGATAGAATAACTTTTAATAACACAACAACAGATCTTTCAGGAATTGGTTTTCCTCAGAATCCATCTAACTTTTATTGGGTAATAACCTAAGTAATAAGATAAATAAATAAGTAATAATAAGTTATGGCAGCAACTATAGAGGTAAAATATTTTAATAGTTTTATACTTCGTAAAACCGCAACAGATGGCACACAGCCTTCTGCTGTAGGATGGAATGGCTCTAGAGGCGATGCTACTTTAGGTGCTTTACCTGCTAACATGAATAACTGGGCTGTTGAAGAAGCAAGAATTAGAGGTGGATATAACAATACTTATGTTGGCCAAGGAGTTAAAGCATTTTTAGTAGAAGATAGTCCTAATGCTTCATTTAGAATTAACTCGCTTATTTACTCAGGTATATTTAATTCAAGAACAGGTATAAATGACACCAATGTATTTTCTGTAGGTGAAGATATAATTAAAAGTGTAGACCCTGCAAATGGTAGTATACAAAAAATTTATGCAGAAGACACTAACTTAATTATATTCCAAGAAAAGAAAATAAGTAGAGCTTTAATAGATAAAGATGCTATTTATTCTGCAGAAGGTAATGCAACTATAACATCTGGGCCTAATGTAATAGGCCAAATACAAGCTTATGTAGGTAACTTTGGTATAAGTAAAAATCCTGAAAGCTTTGCTGTATATGGTAGAAGAAAATATTTTACTGATAAAGATAGAAATGCTGTAATGAGACTATCACAAGATGGTTTAACAGAAATATCTAACTATGGTATGATTGATTTCTTTAGAGATCAATTTGGTACATTAGGTACAGGTAAACTACAAGGCGGTTGGGATATATATAATAAACAATATGTTTTATCTATACAACCTTCTAACACTGGAATAGAATATAAAACACTATCTTTTGATGAAACAGTACAAGGTTGGACTAGTTTATATAGTTATAAACCTGGTATGATGTTGAGTTTAAGAAACAAGTTTTATACCACAGGACCATCTGTTGTTGGTAGTACAGATACAGCTGGTTTATATCAACATTATATAGATACACAACCTCGATGTAATTTTTATGGTACACAGGATAAAGCTTCAATAGAATTTATTTTTAATCCTAATGTAAGTGTATCTAAAGTATTTAAAACAATAAATTACGAAGGTAGCAACGGTTGGCAGGTAGATAGTTTTATATCAGATTCTACAGGTATAGGATATACTAATATTGATTTTGACAATTTTAGTACAGTAAATACTAACGATAGTGTTAGTTTTATATATAGTTTTAATGAAGGTTCATATGATAATCATGGTAATACATTTGTTAATACTACTACTACACCAATTACAGCCAATACAAAACCACTTATACCACCAGTTAATTATGCTGGGTTTACTAGAAAAGAAAATAAATATATGGCTAATTTAGTAAACAATAGTACGGCAGCTCCTGGAGAAATTATATTTGGTAATAAAATGACAGGTATTAAAGGATATTTTGCAACAGTTAAAATATCTACTGATACTTTAACAGATCCAGGAGGTATGAAAGAACTTTTTGCAGCTTCATCAGATTATGTAGAATCTGCATACTAAACAAATTAAATGAAATTTAATATACGTAAACTTACAGAAAATGATTGGGATACATTAGTATCTTGGTGGGATGCTTGGCCTAGTTGGGTTAATCCTCCAAAAGATTTTTTACCTGACAATGGAACAGGTGGATTAATAATAGAAAAAAATAATATACCTATAGTTGCAGGTTTTTTGTATTTTACAAATTCTGCAGCTGTTTTATTAGAGTGGATTATATCTAATCCAAAATATAAAGAAAAAGATAGAAAAGAAGCTATTGAAACACTAATAGAATCAGCAGAAATATTTTGTAAAAACAACAATAAAAAGTATATGTTTTCTATAGGTAGAAATAAGTCATTAATAAATATACATAAAAAACTTAATTGGCATATAGATGAAAAACCATCTTATGAAATAACTAAAAATATAAATTAATATGGCAGCAGTAACAGCGGCGGTAGCTGGTGTTGTTGGAGCAGCAACAACAGTTGCAGGAACAGCAATAGGAGCATCACAAGCAAACAAACAGGCTAAAAGAGCAGGTAGAAAAGCAGCAAGATTAGAAGCGAAGCTTGAAGGTTTAGAAAAAAGTAGACAGGCTATTATAAATCCATTCGAAGGTGTAACTAGTTTATCTAGTATGATATTTAATACTAGTAATGAACTTTCAAATCCTTATAATAACCTATCTGTAGCCACTCAAGCTGCTGAATTTCAAGCAGAAGAAGCTGATATTGCCTTAGCAAACACACTAGATGCATTACAAGCTAGTGGTGCCTCAGCTGGTGGAGCAACAGCTTTAGCACAAGCTGCATTACAAAGTAAAAGAGGTATTAGTTCTAGTATAGAAAAACAAGAGGCTTATAATCAAAAACTAAGAGCTGATGGAGAAGTTAACTTACAATCAGCAAGAATGAATGAGGCTATTAGAGTTCAAGGACAGCAATTAGGCGAATCAAGAAGATTACAACAAGCAGATGTAGCGGGAAGAGAGTTTGTGTATGGTGAAAAAGAAAGAAGAGAAGGTGAACAATTAAACAGAGTACAAGCACAAATAACAGGTGCTCAACAACAACAAGTTGCTGCAAGAGCTAGTCAAGCAGACTTTATAGGTGCTGGTGTTGATGCTGTTGGAAATTTAGCGGGATCTATATCTGGAGCAAGTGGTGCTTTTAACAAAAAACCAGTTACTAACACATATCAAACTTCCAGCCAACCAGGTTAAAAAAATAAAAAACTATGCCAAGACAATATTATAAATCAGGCGCTTACGAAAATCCAGTAGCAGTTATAGACAGAGAAGCAAATATGATCTATGCTGACACTATTAGAAATATTGGTAAAGTTACTGCTGGTATTATAGATAAAAAAGTAGCGCAAGAAACTGAAAGACAAAGAGCTGCAAATGAACAAATGAAGTGGACTATGGATTGGACATTAAAAAACCAAGACAAGTATTTAGATCAACTTCAAAAAGCTGGTAATAAAAATCCACAACTTACTGCTATGTTTATGGAGCAAATAAATATGATGGGTGATTTAGCTGGAAGAGCTAGACAAGCTTCTACACCTGAAGAACAAAGAGCATTGTTAAATGAAGTTGGTTCATATAAACAAAGATTAAATGCTGGAGCTACAAATGTACAGCTTATGAATGATGCTATGGGTGTGTTTACAGAAGATACTCAAGGATCATTAAATACAGAAGGTAATTTAAATTTAAATAACCCTAAGGCTTTAGAATGGGGTAAAAAAATGGCTATTACTACAGGTATGAATCCAGGTACTATGACTTGGTTTGTAGATAAAGATGGTGATTGGTCTGTAAGACACGAAGGTGAAAGGCTTGAATCCCCAACTGAAACTAAAGCATCTTTGTTTTTTGGTTATGAACCAGGTATAATACCTGAAAGTACAAATGAAATGCAAGATATTTTAGAAAACAAAATAAAAGCAATTAATGTTAAAACAGGTAAGGTTGATGATCAGTTTTTAATGGGTCAAATGATTGATGGAGTAATGGCACCTAGCGTAACATATGTTAAGACAAGCGAAGATGGTATGTTACAACCAGTTTATAAAACTAACATGAATATGGTTGCTCAACAATTAGCACCTCAAGCAGAAGCTGTGGCGTTAAGTTATGCTAAAGATGTTAATACAGCTGAAGCTTTTTGGGATAGTCTACCTAAAGATATTAAAAATAATATGATGGAAAAACATAGTGTAGGTGAAGATTTACAGGTAGGTAATTTTCAAATGCCTAATGGTGTAGCAACTAAACTAAATAAATCATCAACACAAGCTATTATAGAGGGTTTACAATTAAAAGCATTAACTCAAGTACCTAAAATGAGGTTAGCTGGTTCACCAATAAAAGATCCTAAGATTAAATCTTCAAAAGGAGGTAGTATTAGAGGTAACAAGCTAACTTTACAAGATTTATTAAATTTATCTAACAAATCACCACAACAACAAGTTGCTCATGTAGAATCAGCATTAGACTCTGATACGCAAGAAATAGCATATAACCCTCAAAATAATACTATAACTTTTTCTGAAAAAGTAGAAGTTACAGAAGGAACAGGAAAAGATAAAGTTACAAAAGAAGAATATCAAGATACCGTATATTATTTAAATGATCCAAGTGGTGATAGTATACCAGGCGCTACTGGAGATAAAGTAGAAGGAAGAAATCAATGGTTAAATAGAATGGCTGAACTTTATACTGGAGGAAGTGATGCTAGTCAAAAATTATTATTTGATTTTAGAAATACTATTACTGGTGTAGATCCTAACTCTGGTGTAAACATTAAAAAAGGATTTTTAGATAAAAACTAATAATGAAAGAACTATATAACTCGCTATATAATCAAGGTTTATATACAGGTACGTTTGAACAATTTCAATCAGACTATGGTGGTGAAAATTATCAAGAGTTATATAATAAATTAAATGATAATGATTATTATACAGGTAGCTTTGATCAATTTAATACTGATTATGATCCAAATATAGCTGAAAAAGAAGAAACAATAACAGCTGAGGTAGATGATAAAACAAAAGATGGTATATCTGAAATTAAAATAAATGGTAATATTACAACTCGTAATAGTGCTGCTAATACAATAAATGCTGTTGAAAATATAGAAGATTTTAATAAATTAAATATTGAAATTAACAACGATAATGAAATAAGTAATCTTTATACACAAAAACAAAAAGATTTAGAACAAAAAGATATTAATGTGTTTAAAAGTTTTGGAGCTTATGCTGGAAGCGGAATATCTAAGTTCTTTGAAGGTTTAGGAGAAACACAAGATGCTTTAATTTATGGTGCAGCTACTCTTTTTAATCCAGACATGGACAAAGAAGAAAAGTTATTATTAAAAGATAGTATAAAAAAAGGTTATATAACGCCATCATATAGTGCTAGAATACCTACACAAGAATTAGAAAACGCAACAAAGTTTTTTGATAACTACAAAAGAAAAACAGAAAGTAAAAATATTTTAGATGCTGTTGATAAAGGTAATTATTTAGAAGCAGCAGAATTAACTGTAGGAGGAGCTTTAGAATCTATTCCTTCTATAGCTTTGGTTTTTGGTGGTGGTGGTGGTTTAAGTCTTTTAGCAACAAGTGTTTCAGGTAATAAGTTTGCAGAAGAATTTGAAAACAACCCTGATGAATCATTAGGTACATTATATGCTAATGCTGCAGGTACAGGAATAGTAGAATCTTCTTTTGAATTAGTAACAAGAGGTTTGTTAAAACAAGCTGGTATAATTGGGGGTATTAAAGGTAAAGATGTAGCTCAACAGTTTTTAAAAGATGGCGCAAAAGATCTTGTTAAAAAAGTTGGTTGGTTTGCTGGAGCAACAGGAGCTGAGGGTTTATCAGAGGCTTCAACTGAGCTCGCAACAATGTATATTGATGCATATGGTATACCAATAGCTGGTGGTCTTGGTAGTATAGGAAGTTTAAACAGAAAATCTGATTTTACTGTTGATTTTTCTGAAGGTAAGTATGGAGAAGGAATAGTAAGACTTTTTGACTCTTTTATGATAGGTTCTTTTGTAGGAGGAAATTTTCAAAGTGTAGCTGCTGTAGGTGATACTAGAAGTGCCGCTAGAAATAGAGCAGAAACATTATTAACACCTGCTTCAATAAAAAAAATATATGCCGATGGTGCAACACAACTTTCTGAAATATATAAAAACTTAGATAATCCTAATATATCAGTTCAAGCTAAAAAAATATTAAAACAAAAAGCTGAACAAATAGAACAAGATATAGCTAGAGTTAAAAAAGAAACTTCAAAAGCTTTAAATAATTTAACTAAAGATGAGTTAATAGAGAACTTTAAATATGTAGAACAAATACAAGAAAATGTTGAAGCATATAATTCATTACCAGATAAAAGAAAATCAACTGGTAGAATACTTAGAAAAAATATACAAGAAGCACAACAAGCGCAGCAAGATTTATTTGAACAAGCAGCACAAAGAGAATTACAAAAAAGTATAGAATTTGCTAGAACTCAAAGTGAAGAAGTAACTGGTAGAAAAACAAAAATTATAGAAACGTTTGAAAAAGTTAGAACAGAATATGGAGATGAAGCTGCTGCTGCTGATGCATTTTTTGATCCTTCTACAGGTGATATAGTTATTAATAAAGAAATTGCTTCTAAAACAAAAGCTGTTTCTGTTGGTAGCCATGAATTATTACATGGAATTTTGCAACAATTATCTTTGTCTGATCCATCAATTATAACAGGTGAAGGAGGATTTTTAGAAACATTAAATGATAACCAAAGACAAGCTTTAGAAAAAAGAATTAAAGACAATGGATATACTAAAAAATATTTAAAAGCTAATCCTGATGAATATCTTACTCAGTTTTCTGATGCTATTAATGAAAACGAAATAGTTTTTGAAGAAAATTTATTTACTAAAATAGGAAATATTTTTACACCACTTTTAAGAAGATTAGGTTTTAATAAAATAAAGTTTAATACAGGTAAAGACGTGTATGACTTTATGAAAGAATATAATAAAAGTATTAAACAAGGTAAATTAACTGGTGCTATAAAAGAAGTATTACCAGATAAAACTAAAACTAAAAAAGGAGGATTAAAGTTTTCAAGATCTGCGGATATAGACGCATTAGTAGGCCCTAAAACTGATGGCCAATATACACTAACTAAAGCTGAATACCTTCGTAAAGCAGATGAAACGTTATCTAAAGTATTTCCTAAGCTTCAAGGTTTAATTGAAAGTAAAATACCTATAGATAGGCCACCTGGTTTTTCACAAGAAGATTTTGTAAGTGGTACTGTAGAAGAATTAATACCACATATAAGAAACTTTAATCCAGAACAAAACAATAGTTTATCTGGTTGGATTAATTCACAGTTACAAAATAAAATAGGTAATGTATTTAAAAAAGGCGAAGCTGCTACTAAAGAAGTATTTGAAGACGATGTAACTGAAGCTAAAGGTGTAACTGAAGTACAAGAGACAGTTGAAGAGGTAACACCAGAAACACAAACTGCTTCTAAATTAAGAAAAATAGTTGGTGTAGAAAGAAAAAGAGGTTTAGAAATAGCACGTAACATTGTTAAAGGTAAACTACCTGATCTTAATGATAAAAAACTTAGAAGTCAAATAAACAGACAGGCAAGAGATGAATATCTTACTGAAATTAGAGATTTATTAAATGATTTAACTGATAATCAAAAACTTGAAATAGTTAAAACACTACCAGTGCAAGATCTAGTTAAGTTAGAAAGATTACAAAAAGATAAAATATTTGCTAAAATAGTAGCAAACAACATTAACCCTACACAGGTTGACAAAGCAATTAAAGAAGGTAAATTACCTAAAGGTACAAATAGACTGTCTGGGCCTAAACTATATGAAAGACTTGATGTTACTGCAGAACAAGTTGCAGACTTTTTTACAAGTAAAAAACGTAATGCTTTTGCAGGTGTAATAGCTGAAAACTTAGTTAAAGATGCTTTACCAGAAGTTACAGCTGAACCAGAATCAAAACAAAGAAGAGCAAGAGCTGAAGAAGCACAAGGTAGAAAAGTAGTAGAAAAAGATAGAGAACAATTATTAGAAAAAGTAGAACGAGATCCTGGTTTAAAATTTAGCAAATCATTTAAAGGTGCACCAGAATATGTAATTGAATTAGGAAAAAAACTTAATACAAGATTAACTAAAAACGCTATTGATAAAGCTCTTGTTGATATAAATAATGAATTAACAGATGAGCTTTTTGATGTATATAATAAAAAATATTTTCAACCTTATATTAAGGCAAGAAAAGCAGCTGACAAAATGGCTTGGCCTAATGCTGAAGAAACAGTTTTAAAAAATATTAAAATATTAGAAAATAAAATTCCTGGTATTAAAATAACTCAAGTAGAATTAAATAAAGATGCTCAAAAAGTAGATATAGAATTTATATTAAATGGTGACAAAGTTTTTATTGAAGTAAAGAAAAATGATCAAGCTCGATTAAGTCAAGTTTATTTACACAGAAATAAAAAAAATAAAGTTTATGCTACTGAAAACAGAGCTGATAAAAAATATATTGATCGTATAATAAAAGAAGATTCTAATAATAGAAATGTTTTAATAGATTTTATTAAAGAAAAATATTCTAATGAAATATTTGAAGAAAAAAGAGGTGATAAAATAAATATAGTAGTTACACCTGGTGCTTATTATGGAGCAAAAAGACAATTAGCAAAACAAAATAGAGCTGTTGAAAAAAGATTAAAATTACCTATAGATTTTGTTAGTGATGTTTATAATAGAAAAAATACATATTATATAGATTTTGGAGATATAGGTACTTTTTATATGAACAAAAATCCTCAAAATTTTCCTGTTGCTTCTTTACTACAAAAAAATAAAGATGGAAAATTAATTGATGTAGAAGTTAGAACACAATGGAAACCAAGTAAACCAAGAGCAAATGGTAACTTTACTATTAGTAGAATTGCTGTTCCTACATTAACAAATGAAGCAAAAAAAGTTTTGTCTGATACTCAAACATTCTCAATGCAAGACGAACAGCAAGCTGAAAAGGTTTTAAATGTTAGTGGTAATAAAATATTAGCTTCAAAACTTAATAATAGTATTTTACCTCCAGTTGATAAATTTAAAGGTGATTTTAATAATACAGAAGTATTAGATAAGATGGCTGAAGTTGATAATGCTAGTGTAAAAGAAGAAAGAAAACTTAGTAAATCAGCTAATTTAAGTAAAGGTTTTAATGAAATACTAGAAAAGAAAACAGGTATTGCTGCAGATAAAACATATTCTAAAGTAAAAGCACAAGTAGTTGGTGCTAATAAAGGTAGATTTAATTTCTTTATACCACCATCAGCTGAAGATTTTGTAGGTTTATTATATAAAACATTAAGTAAAAACAAACTTGGTGATAGCCAAATGGCTTGGTATAAGGCACATTTATTAAATCCTTTTGCAAGAGCAATGGATAATTTAACTAGAGATAGAGTTGCTTTAATGAATGATTTTAAAGCATTAAAAAAAGAATTAAAAGTTGTACCTAAAACATTAAAGAAAAAAATACCAGGTGAAGGTTTTACACAAGAACAAGCGGTAAGAGTTTATATATGGGATCAACAAGCTATGGATATTCCAGGCATGGAAGAATCAGATGTTAAAGAACTAGTAGACTTTGTAAATAGTAAAAAAGATTTAAAGTTATTTGCTGATCAGTTAATTGCGTTACAAAAAGGTGATTTATATGCTGCACCAAGAGATGGTTGGAACGCTGGTACTATTACAACTGATTTAATAGAAGGTATTAATACAACTAAAAGAGCAAAATATTTAGAAGTATGGCAACAAAATGTAGACGAAATATTTAGCCAAGAAAATTTAAATAAGCTTGAAGCTATATATGGTAAAGGATATAGAGGTGCGTTAGAAAATATACTTAAACGTATGCAAACTGGAAGAAATAGAACTTTTCCAGGTGATTCATTAACAGGTAGATTTACAGATTGGTTAAGTAACTCTATTGGTGCTATTATGTTTTTTAACATGAGATCAGCTGTACTTCAAACAATATCTACAGTTAACTTTATAAATTTTAGAGACAATAACATTTTAGCGGCATCAAAAGCTTTTGCTAATCAACCACAGTTTTGGGCTGACTTTAAAAAATTATTTAACTCAGACTTTTTATTAGATAGAAGAGCTGGTCTTAAGTTAAATGTACAAGAGGCTGATATTGCTGAACTTGCTAAAAAAGGTGGTGTAAGAGGTGTTATTAGTGAATTATTAAGATTAGGATTTTTACCTACACAACTTGCAGATAGTTTTGCTATATCATCTGGTGGTGCTACTTTTTATAGAAATAGAATAAAAACATTAGAAAAACAAGGATTAACACCTAAAGAAGCAGAGAAACAAGCATTTCAAGATTTTAGAGAGGTTGCAGAAGAATCTCAACAATCAAGCAGACCTGATAGAATTAGTCAACAACAAGCAGGACCATTAGGACGTATTATATTAGCTTTTCAAAACACTCCAATGCAATATGCTAGATTAATTAAAAAAGCCGCTAGTGATCTTAAGAATGGCCGAGGGGATGCAAAGACTAATATATCTAAAATACTGTATTATGGTTTTGTACAAAACTTAATATTTAATACATTACAACAAGCTGCTTTTGCTTTAGGTTTTGGTGATACAGAAGAAGAAGAAGAAAAAAGAGAGAAAAAATATAATAGTATATTAAATAGTATGGCAGATAGTATTATAAGAGGTACAGGTGTTGCTGGTGTTGTGTTTGCTACTATAAAAAATACACTAATTAAATTAGAAAAAGAAAGTAAAAAGAAATCACCTAAATATCAAGATGCTGTATTAGAACTAGCACAAGTATCACCACCTTTAGGATCTAAAATAAGAAAAATACAGTCAGCTGGTAGATCTTATTCTTGGAATAAAAAAGAAATGTTAGAAAAAGGTTGGTCTATAGACAACCCAGCTTATTTAGCAGCAGGTCAAGTTATAGCTGCAACAACCAACATACCACTAGATAGAGCGTTTAAAAAAATTGATAATATTAGAAACTCAAGTAGATCAGATTTAGAAGCTTGGCAAAGAATAGCCTTAATAGCAGGTTGGTCTGATTGGGATTTAGGTATTAAAGATGTAAAAACTAAGTCTACAAAAACCAAAAAAACAAGACGTGTAATAAAGAAAAAATCTAAAAAGAAAAAATTTTAAATGATAAAAAACGGAAGACAAAAAGAAATAAGACATTACGTAGGGGCAATAGGTATATTTATATTTGTTGTAGGTATATTAACATTTTTATCGTTTCACGAAATACCTACAGTAAATAAAGACATTATTGTGTCTATTATAGGAATGATCGTTGGTAGTTTATCTGTTGTAATTATGACAGTTATAGGAAGAAATCCAGATGAAGTTAACGAACTTAAAAAATCTAATGAAGGTTTAAGTTCTAAAGTTGAGCATTTAGTACAACAAAAAGATGAGTTAGAAAAAATGCTTATAACAGTACAAACTAATATAATAGATCAACTAACTATGTTAGGATCAAATGCTTTTGATACTATATACCATCCTAAAGAATGTACTTGTGGTAAAGAAAGTTGTAAATGTGAAGGAAAATAATTATGGCATATAAAAATCCAATAAATATTACAGAAAAAGCTTACGAAAAATCAAATAGAAAGATGCGTAGTGAGCATAAAAAAGATACTGGTAAAACATTAGGTACTAGACAAACTAGTGGTAAGGGTAAACGTAGAGTTTCTTTTGCTTGTAGGTTTGCAGGTATGAAAGCTAGCATGACAGATAAAAGTGGTGGACCAAGTAAATATGCTATGGCATTAAAGAAATGGGGTTTTGCTAATAGAGGTGAAGCTAGTAGTTTTTGTAGTTCAAATAAAGAAAAATAATATGGGAAAAATAAGTGGACCTTGTAAAGCAGCGGCTAAAAGAAAATTTAAAGTATGGCCAAGTGCATACGCTTCTGGGTGGGGTGTAAGATGTACTAAAGCTGGTGGGCCTGGTAAAATGGGTAAATCAAAAAAGAAAAAATAATGGATACTAAAAAATTAAAACAAATAGCAAGTGAATTAAAAAAAGCATCAGCTATGCACAAAGCTCAAGCTTTAAAAATTGACAAAATGCTAAAATCAATTAAACCTAAAAAATAATGAGATATAAAAATGCTGCTCAACGTAAGGCTAGATGGGCTAGTGAAAACGATGAAAAAAAGAAAAAGAAAAGAAAAAGAAAAAAGAAATAGTTATGGCATATACTCAACCATCTTCACCTCTTAACTGTTGGAAAACTCATGAACAACGTGGAACAAAAATGAAAGAAGGTAGAGAAGTTCCTAACTGCGTTCCAAAAGGATCTTCAAGCAATTCACCAGCTACAAAAAAACAAAAAGGTGGTGGTACAACTAAAACTTGTTTACCTGCTTCTAAAATAAAAAGCATGAGTAAAGAACAAAGACAGAAGCTTGTTAATGCTAAACAAAAATCTGGAGCAAAGGGTAAATATAAAAGATCTTCAAGCACAAATGTTAAAGGTGCTAGAAAAAAAGGTGCTACGTTAAGAGATTGGTTTGAAAAAGAAGACTGGAGACAAGTTAATGATCCTAGTAAAAAATGTGGAGAAAAATGAAATATTTTACAATAACAGAGTTTGATTCACCAGATGTAGTTGGTAGCGGTAAATTAATGGATGAAGATTTTTTAGAAAAATTAGATTTAGTTAGAGCTAAGTTTGATAAACCTATAAAAATAAACAGTGGTGTACGCACAGAAGAACACAATAAAAAAGTAGGAGGAAAATATAACTCCTCACATTTAACAGGCTATGCAGCTGATTTACATTGTAATAATTCAAGAGATAGGTATGAATTGTTAATATGTTTATTAGATGTAGGTTTTAATCGTATAGGTATAGCTAATACATTTATACATGTAGATGCTGATCCAAATAAAGATCCAGATGTAATTTGGATATATTAAAAGGAACACGATAAAATGGGATTCCACCCCCAAAGTTCCTGCATAAAGGGAGGTCTTAATTGATCTCCCTTTATTATTTTAACCATCACAAGCTAAACAGTTTTCATCCATAGCTGAAGCAGCAATATCACCTCTAAGAACTGATTCAGTTCTCATATAGTATAAAGTTTTAATACCTTTTTTCCACGCATCAAAATGTACTTTATTAATCCATTTAGGTGTTGCTTCAGAAGGAAAAGCTAAATTAAGAGATACAGATTGATCAACATATTGTTGTCTTAATCCTGCTTGATTTATTAATTCTAATTGATTAATCTCTTTAAATGTTTTAAAAACTTCTTTAGCCGATATGTTGTTATTAAACATAATATCATCAAGTTCTCTAATATTCTGTACAGAACCTCCGTCTTCAAGTATTTTATCCCAAATTTCATTTGTGTTAAGTTTATATTTTCTTAATAATTTTATAAGTGTAGGGTTTTTTCTAATAAATGTACCTTTAGCTGATTGTTCTGTAAATACATTAGCAGCCCATGGTTCAATACCTGGTGATATATTACCTGATAATTTACTATTACTAACAGTTGGTGCTATAGCTCTAAGATGAGTATTACGCATACCTGTACCTACACACCATAAAGGTTCTCCATAAGTTTCAGCTAGGTTTCTACTTGCTCTATCAGATTCTATTTTTATCTGACTAAATATTTTTCTAGTTTCATATTGTGCCAATAGCCCTTCAAATGGTATATTTTTTTCTTGTAAATAAGTATGCCAACCTAAAACTCCTAAACCTAATGCTCTACCTTTTTCAGCAGATCTAACTGAATTTTCAAAACCTATTTTACCTTTTGCTTTTTGTATAAACTCTTCTAATACACCGTCTAAAAACCATATTGAATCATAAATAATGTTAGTATTTTTCCACTCTTCATATTTAGCTAGGTTTAAACTAGATAAACAACAAACAAAACTATGAGATTCATCTGTTTGTAATACTATTTCACTACATATATTAGTCATATGTACTTTTAAACTGTTTTTCTTATATGCTTCTGGATTAGCTTTGTTTGTATTTCCTTTAAATAAGATGTATGGTTCTCCAGTTGCTTTACGTTTTTGAAGTAATCTACTCCATTTGTTTCTTGCGTCTTGATCTCCTTGCTCAAGCTTTCTCATAAACTTATCGCCAATGACAGCACACTGGTGAAGGTTAAGAGATTGTCTATTGACATCTCCTTTAGGTTCTCTAATTTCCAACCACTCGAGGAAATCACTGTGTTCAATGTTGATATTAACGCTTGCAGCTCCTCTTCTAACGGAACCCTGATTGGTCGCGAGTATAGTTGAGTCGTATATTTTGCAAAAAGGGACAACGCCATCTGAAGTTCCATTACCTGTAATTTTAGCTCCGGCAGGGCGAATCATATTAATGCCTATACCTACACCGCCGCCGTGTTTTGCAAGTAACATCATTTCTAAATTTTTCTTTCCTATATCATTTATACTATCAGCAACATCAATACCAAAACAACTTATTGGTAAACCTCTATCTGTACCTGTATTTGATAACACAGGTGAAGCTAAACAAAGCCAACCATTCCATATATATTCAAAAAATCTATCAGCTAGTTCTGGTTTATATAAACGTCTAGCTACTGTTTTAGCTACACGCATATAAGCATCACGAGGTGATTCACCGTTAAATAAATATCCGCCAGATATTGTTTGTTTGTATATATCATTATTACCCCAAGAAGGATAATCTTCACCTTTTACCCAATCGTTATTCCACATGATTTAATTTTAAAGTTGCTTTTGTTAGTTCTGCTATAGTGTTTATATCACCTGTATAAGTAGCTATTATTTTTTTATTTTCTAACATACGATATGTTATATTTACTTTCCATCTATTATCATGGTTTATTAATTTAGTATCAATAGCATAATTACTAGTTATTTTAACTATTTTTTCTACTACAGCTGATGGATCTCCAAAACTAAAAGTATATATTTCTAATATATCATCTTTTTCATTGTATGTAAAAATTTTATACCAATATGAATAAGGTGAAGACCATATACCTTCAAAATCTTGTAAAGTGTTTTGACTAAATAAACTGTTTGATAAAAATAAAAATAATATTATTAGTTTTTTCATTTTGTTTCTAGTTTTTTTTCTTTATTTTTTTCTTGTAGTTTTTTCATTTTTTCTACAAGTTTATTCCATTCATCTTCACCCATAAACATTTGTAAAGAACTTAATGTTCCATTAGCTAAAGTTTCTAATTTAGAAACATCTTGAATTAATCTTTGTAACACTCTACTTATAGCATTAATTTTTTTATCTGTTTCATTTAATTTACCTATTAATTTACTTTCTTTCATTGCATTGAATATATTGTGTAACCTATAATTACATTAATGTTTACTAAAACTAAATTCCATTGTTTTGCTACCCACACTTGAGGTATGGAAATTAAACCTCCTAAAATATAACAAACAACACCTATATTTCCTTGTGGCAATAAATAAGGGCCTACCATAATAAATGCTGTACCCATATATCCTAATCTATTTGCTATTCGTTCTTTTGCGCTTAATCTTCTATCATGTACTAATAATCTTAAAAAAGATCTTTTCCATCTAAACTCACAACGCATACAAGTTTTTTTATATTCGTGTTTAAATTTAGAATCTTTTTTTGTTTTTTTACATATATTACAAGTTCTCATATTTATAAAACATTACAAAAACAATTCTGCTTTCTTTAAATTTATTAGGATATTTACTATGAAAATAATTACAAGGATAAGATAATAATCTATTTTTTTTATGTCCTATTATGCTTTTAACATTCCATTTTTTTAAATCTTCAGCATCTTCTTTTAACATTCTATTAAACTCTTCTGCATTTGTATTCTTATAGGTATCTCCATATTTTTTATGTTTCCAAAAAGCAGTACCATTAATTTTTTTTAATTTATTATCAGATAAATATAAAACTATAGCTCGATCTGGTTGTTTATTTTCTATTATTGAATCATTATGTATTCTCCATTTATCATCTTGATTTTCTTTTGCTTCTCTAAAAAAAGCTAAAATATTTGTAATTTTTTTATTTTCTATTAATTGTAATCTTTTACAAATATAATCTATAAACTCATTAGTAGCATTTTTTATCCAAAAGCTTTTACCTGGTGTGTCTACTTTTTTAAAACTATTAAGATCTTTTATTACAAAATCTAAAATTTTTTTATCTAAAAATTATCTACAAAATAAACCATTTTATTTTTTATAAATTTTTACTGATTGTTCTTCAGCTAAAGCTCTTTTAGTATCAAAGCTACCATTTTTTAAATAAGGATAAAAATGTTTTTCTTCCCAATGTTCTCTATACTCTACACCACTAGGAAACTCTGCATCACATTGACTACATTTTATTATATTTCTTTTTACCATATATCTTCAAAATCTTCGCCCTCATTCGCTTTTGAATAATCAGTAGGCCTAACAGCGAAAAAATCAGTATGAGTATGCCCTCCTGTAAGGTGGTAGAACCAATCAAGTTTTTTTGCTGCGTTTTTGTTATAATCAAAGTGCTCCCGTTCGTTCCTGTAACCGAGTTCCACGAGCTTTTCATTAAGTCTTTTTCTGATAAATTGTTTAAGATCGTAGGATTTGAGGTTTTCAATATCTCCTTGTTCAAACATTTTATCAATATATTTTTCTTCTGCGATGAGCATTGCGTTTGCTGCATTAATAACATCTTTTTTACATTTATTTAAAAGTGAATTATCTTCTTCACACATATGTCTAAATAACCTACAACCCATTTTAGAATGTAAAGATTCGTCTCTAACAGACCATTTCATTTGCTGACCTATACCTTTTAAAAGATTTCTGAGTTGAAAACTATATAAAACAGCAAAGGCAGAATAAAGACTAACGCCTTCAGCAAAGGCGCTAAAGATTGCAATGCTTCTTGCAATTCCTGTGGTGTCGTTTCCATCATAACTAATTAAATTATCAAAGCGTTCCATTGTTGCTTCGTCTTGTAAAAACGCTTCAAAATTTTCAAGACCAAGTGTTTCATTTAAATAAGAATAAGCTACTGCGTGTATTGTTTCTTGTGATCCAAACATCATAGCCATTTGTTGTATTTCATGTTTAGGAAACCAGCCTACAACTTTTTGTGTCCAATAATCTGATACAGCACACTCTGTCTGTGCAAAACCTAGTAATATATTACCTACTAAATTTTTTTCACCATCAGTAAGTTTTTCTTGCCAGTCTTTAACATCACTTGACATAGGTATTTCTGTGTGTAACCAAAAAGCTTGTGCTTGTTTTAACCATCCATCATTATAGTATTCAGGATATTCAAATGGTTTATAATGTATTCTTTGATCAAATAATCCCATATTTATTTTTTTAGTTTATATGGTCTGGATTTAGGATAACGTTTGTTATCAAATATATAATGTCTATATGTTAGTCTAACTTGAGGATTGAAAGGTCTTAACCCTTGTTGAAAATCCATTTGATCTTTATCAAACTGACCATCATTGTTTAATGGTATATCGTAAGTTGTCCTAGCTTCAACAAATAATTGTCCTCCAGCACACGAGGTTAATAGTATTATCATACTAAAGTAAAATAATTTTTTCATAATATTTAATTTAATTTATTTAATCTTTAAAAACTTCTAAACACAAGTCGACAAACGGTAAATAAATAACGTGTTGTACAGATCCCTTGTGATCATAAGATCTTATACCTATAAGTATACCGGGATAAAAACCTAATGTTAACTCCCAACTTCTTTCTTTCATTTTAATAGCATTTTATATTAAACTTGTCTTGCATTTCTACAAGATCTTTATATAGGATAAAACCTTTATATTCTCCTCTCCACTTTACCCATTTATCAATTTGTCTTTCAGCATATTTTTGTCTAGCTAATTGTTTTTTGTTTCTTGTATCAGCTTTATTGTTATATCGCATTCTTTTTGATTTTGTGGTTTGTAAAGAGTAACACCAGGTAAATGGTTTACTATGTATTTTTTAAACATTTTCCAACGTAAAGGAAAACTTTCATTTGCTCTTCCTTTAGTTTCAATTATAAAACCTTTACCTATAAAATCCGGCGTGTATTTAATGTTAAGAATTTTTTTATTACCTCTATTTTTGTAATCTCCTTTACCATTACCACACCTTTCATAAGATTCATGAGGAAAATCAAACCCTGAAAATATTTCATAAGTTTGTCCTTCATAAACTACAGGTATTCTAGCTTTTTTTAAAGCTATATACATATATTTTTCAAGACCTGAAGCAAAATTAATACCATCGTGTGATATTTTTTTAGACTGTACAGGTCCTTTTTTACGGCGAAACTTCTTCATAATCTACATGAATATGCTTTAATACTCCTTCTTCTATTTCATCTTGTAGACATTGTTTAGCAGCTTCAATATATAATAATGCATCCATTATTTCTTCTTGTACATCAACTAAAAATTCATGTAATCCTTTTTTACCTTCTTTAACTTCAGACATCATTGTACGACCATATTTTTTTTGGCCAACTAAACTACGCTGATCCATTTTTTTAATAACAGCTTTTACTATATCATCTTTTGTATTTAATTTCATATTATTTATCTTTTACAAATGTTCCGTTTACCATTTTACCTGTTCTATTTTTAATTTCATTGTAAGCGCTTGATATACAAGTTTCTATATGTACACCTCTTTGATTTGCTAAGTTAGTTAAAACTACAACAATATCACCTATAGCATCTATAACTTCTTCTTGATTATTTTTCAACAAAGCTTCTGCTAGCTCACCAGCTTCTTCTTGTAATTTCATATACTGAACGTGTATGTTACCTTTTTCATATATACCTTTTTCTTCAGCCCAATCTCTAATTTGTTGAAACATTTTTAAAGGTTTTTTATTACATTTTTTAACTTTTGTTTCTGTAGTTAAAAACGCTTCATAGTAAGCTTTATTATATATATAAGATCTATCTTCATTATACATAGATTTTTTAGCATTTTGTATAATCCAATACATAGTTTCATCTGAAATTATATATGTACCATGTGATGTATCCCACTCAGTACCTTTAGCATTATTCAACATTGCAGGTAGATCTTGTAGAGAACATGGAAATGTTGTTGTTTGCTCTGTTATATTTATTTTCATTTTATTAGAATTAATTAATTTGTTATAACGTTGTCTATCAACTTTATAGCCATAAGACTTTTGAAGTTCTATCTCCTTTTCAGATATATAATCTATATCCTCACTAGTTTCTAGAACTTCATACTCTCCTTCTTTATACCCTTGTATAAGTGTAACTCTTGTATTAAGATTACGTGTCACTCCTATTTTTTTACCAGGTATATGATATAAGTAATACATAAGTTTTATTTGATTTTATTATTATATAAATGTAGATTATGAGCAAAGTGATAATATGTACCTATAGGTACATTTATTCTTTGTGATACAAGCTTTTGTAACATAGAAAAACAGTACTGATCATTACAAAATCCATACCATAAATCATTAGATCTCATTAATACAGCCATATTTAATTTATTATTAACTATACTAAACTGTACAGCGTATGTACATGGTGTATCTTTTGTATATGTATTTATTTCTTTACCATCATAAATACTTATAGCAGCTTGTCTCGTATCTTTAACTTTTTTTAACATAGCTACAACATGATCTAATTGATAATTCCTACTCCATTGCCAACCATAATTAGACCTACATTTACCTTCTGAGTCTTGCATTTTTTCCCAAATTGGAGGTACATTACCATATATTTCACCTAGTTGTGATATATGAGGATCTTCAGTTAAATACCACTCCCATTCAGCTTGCGCATATTTTTTATTCCAGTTTCTTCCTTCATGAGTAATATCAACATCATTTGGGTTTTCAATATAAAAACCTATATTAAATAAAGCTTTAGTATCTCCATACTCTATACCGTCTTTAATTATTTTTTTGTAAAAATATTTAAAAACTTTGTCTGCATTTAAAAAACTATTTTTTACGTTTGTCATAATAATATTTACACATTTGATAATAAGATTCCATTACATTGTCTTGAGTATAAATTGATGGAGAAACGTGTGGTGTTTCACCTTTTTTATACGGTCCTAAACTTACTGTAATATACCATTTTCCTTTTTCACCATCAACAGGTTTTTGTGATATTCTTATATTGTTATTAACACAATATCTATACCATTTGTTTTCTTCAGAACCTGCTGAATATTGTGGTAATGAATTAGCATATTTATTTTTTAATCCCATGGCATTATATCAATTACATCTTTATTAATTTCATGAGGAATAAAACATCCTGATTTAGGTTCCCATTTAAAATGTGCTTCAGCGCCATTTTCACCTAAGTTTTGAAATTTAACTTTTAATACTTTAGCTTTAACTGTTTTTTCTTCATAGTTTCTATGTACTAATATACCATGGTAACTTGCATCATACCATTCACCTCCACCTTTAATATTATACATATTAGGTTCTTCAAGCTTACCATCTTTATCTCTATACATTTTTGTAGGATGTGCTACAATAAAAACTAATACATCAAACTTTTTAGCAAACACCTCAATTTTTGTAAGGTATTCCATAGTATAACGATTAACATCTTCTGTTTTGCAATCAACATCTCTAATTTTATTAAATGGATCTATAACTAAACATTTTATACCTTTTCTTTTAACAAGCTCTGCACCCTTTTTTAATACAGATTCTAAAGTATAACGCTCCATATCAATAAAAAAGAAATTATCATTAATATGTTCTGCAACTTTATTCCACTGTGTTGTGTTTATATCTCCAGGTGTAGGCATATCTTGCCATACTTTACGCATAAGTTTATGTGCGTGTAAATATGTAGGTGCATTTTCAGGTGATGCAAAAGCTGTTTTCCATTTATAATTTACGTTGTATCCGACCACCATTTGATCCACGAAGTCAGACTTACCACTGCTAGGTATGCCAGCTTCATAAAAAGATAAAACGTCCATTTCTCCTTCCACAATATAACAATCATTATACCCAACAATGTTATCAATATTATAAAATATTTTTTCTGCTCCTTTATATAGTTTAAAGTTTTTTCTACCATCTCTGTATTTTATATTA